GCTTGCGCGAATTTTGCGTGTTGTTGCACACGTCTTCTTCTGTAACACTTCCAAGATTTGCCTTTACGGCCCCCACTTGGAGTTGGCTTGTTACAGGTGTAGCTCTTCTTTGGAGCGGGTTGCTACATCCCCATGGTTTGCTCCTGCCTTCTGTGTCCACTCTAATCCCGCTAATTATGTGATGTTACAGGCGCTGTAGCCTGCCTCACCATGCGGCCCCCCTACAGGGCACATCACTTGCGCGGTCCTTATCGAGTTGGTGACACGAACTGGACATGTTGCAGCTCTTCGAGTTTGGCCCTAGTATCCTTGACATCACGATCCACGTCAAGACTATGGTCCACGAAGGCTCCCTTAGGCTGCGGTCCTCTTCTCACTCCCGGCACGAAGCGTTTAATTGCTTCGGGCATTCCCCTTCCTATTTCCAACATCGCCTCCTCCAGCTGCAGCTGCGTTGCTACATTAATGCCGAAGGTGTTCTCATAGGCGAGTCTGTCTGCCATGGACACACTCGTTGTTTGGGGCGTCTTCCCAGTGCGCCCAACCTGATACTCAATTCCGGAACCAGCGAGGAGGGACGTTTTTATCTTCCCTTTGACCTCGCCAAACATCTTTCCGATGCACCTATGCACTGGTACATCATGCCACAATCTGCCCAACCCATCCGCCAACGTTGCTACATAATCTTCAAACTCAGTGCCCTTGAAGTGACGTACAATGGACGTCTGCGTTTTAAACGCATCGGCCGGCATCTTGACGAACACCGGGCCGGACTCCAGGAACACAATCTTGGCTCGGCAGAACACCACTTCAGAAGGAGTGGTGGCTACATTGTCAAGTGTGAGTATGATGCCAAGGCGCTTGATGCGTTTGCACCAACTCCTCACCCACTTCTTTTCTTTGGGGTGGATGAAGAGAAGCGTGTCATCACCATTACAGTAGATGAACGCTCGGCCTGACTTTATTGACTTGCCCATGGCCCATTCGAGGGCGCTCACGAACACTGCCTTGTTGGCAGCGCTCGTGCCGCCCGTTCCGGACGCACGGTTGCCAGTTATGTTAGCTTTGAGTCCCCTGGACTCAACGTTAAGTGTGTCTTGCGCGTGGAGAGCACGCCGCAGCTCATCGAGCTTCGGGTACCCCAGCTTCTCGCACACCTTCTTCAAGAACATCATTCGTTCCAGCACCGCCAGCCAGCCCTGGCTTCCATCGTAGGACTCAGCATCCATGGATAGGCAAAGCCAGCCGGGGGGAAACATTTTGATAACGTCGTGCGCCTGCTGCCTGAGGCTACGTCCGCTCGCGAACTTGCGCGTTCCGTTCTTGTTGCGAATTTGGTGGAACGTTTCTTCCAGCTTCAGCCTAGCTGGGAGTTCCACGATGATTGGGCCGTTCATACGCTGGCCGGCTTTCGTTGTAGCCGAGCCCTTCGTGTAGAACTGTTGCGGGACAATCGCACGGGGCCTATCCGTGCGCTCGCCCCACTTAACCATGGCATCAAAGAACATCCGTTGGGTGAATCCATTGGCTTCGATGTCGTCAATGATCTTCAACGCCTGGATGCGTTTGGTTCCTGAGTAACTCTCAGCAACATCTCTGTAGGTTTTCCATTTCTCATGGCCTGCTTTGCGATTAACGGCTACCACTGCACTGAAGAGTTTCGTCAGCTGATTCAGGTAGCCCTTTTTCGCTTTGGCCGGTAAGGTCAATGGCCTTAGGATGTCACTTACTCTGTGTCGATTGACAAATGAGTGAGCCAGGTTGCACGCACATGTGCAGGGGGTGACACTATCTTCGGTGATGCCCAGAAGGATGCGACAGGTGGTGGCGGCCTGTGCTTCAATCTGGACGTGGCTCCGCGATGCACTGCACTGGAGGTTGGGATCAAGCTTGAGAGTGGCGGAATGTTCACAACCCTCAGGCCGGCTGATCTCCAGGCCTGCCAGTCTCGCTCCAGCGCAGTTCGACGCGGTTTCTTGGAGCCTCACTTCCGAAAATGGCCCGTGTAGGTCGCGCTGTTAGCAACGGCCCACAGGGTCTTCTCTGTTTGCGCACGCGGGCGCTCATCCTTGCCGAGAGTGGCGTGGTACTGCTGAACAAACAGCAGCCTCAACAGTCCGAGGTCCTTCACCACGAAGTCTTTCAGGCGCGGCAGCATCTTGTGGGCCAAGACGACATAATCTTCCGTGTCGTCTTCAGCCTTGTCTGCGTTCGCCTGTTCCATCTTCGCATAGAACTCGTCCTGTGCAATGGCAAGTGACATCTTAGTAGAAGTCACCTGCATCTTGCGGTCAGTCAACTCAGCGTGCTCGACGAGCGCGCTTTCAATGAGATCCTGACACCACAACTGCTCCGATTCGAGGCGTTGGCTCAACTCCCTCAATTCAGTGGAAGTCATAGCATAGATCCTCTCCCGGCCGAGATTGCGCGCAACGAATGCGACGTAGTGGCGCTCCCCACCAGCGGTGAGGAGCCAATCGGTGCTCTTGTGCTTGAGACACCAAGTCGTGATCTTCTTTCTGCATGTTGCGAAGGCGTGCAGAAGCACCAAGCAGAACGTGATCAACAGGTAGGGACTGCTGATCACGGAATAAACCCCTAAGTCAAAAAGGTCGTCAACCAATGGGCTGGCCATCCACTCGTGGATGGCCAGCAGGAAGGGGTAGCAGCTGAACGCTGCCGGGGTGGAACTCATGCACCAGGCCGGTGGCTATCGCAGAAGCTCAATGATGAGCCCCACGACGCGACCGTAATGGTGGCAACGTTCTCACACTCCCGGCAGAGTACTTCGCCGAACTTCCGCTTCCGACCCCGCTCGCCAAGAGAGCTCGAACTTTCTCGGGCGATAGCGGGGGGGGTTGGCGGTGCTTGAGAACCTGTGGCTCCCCTCCGTCTCCTAGGGAGGGTGGTGTTCCCCTTTCCATGCATGTCGGCCGCTGACGGCGTCAGCGTCTGGCACTTCAAAGGGCACACTGCGCTAGGGAGTCTACGCACTTGCGTGCCATCCTCCTTCGGGCATCCCACAGGGCTTCCCAAGCAATGGAGATTGCTTTCCTGTGATTGTTCTGTCATAGGGGTTGGGTTTTTGCTTCGGCGCATGTACCTAGGCGGGTTGGTTTTGCTGGGATGTCGCTGCCCATGCGTAAGTGGTCCATGTCAACCACTAGGCTTCAGTGCCCATACTCCGCAGTGTGCGGCCCCAGCTAGCTAGTCAGGAAAGCTGAGTGTTTTGTCCCACCGTGGACTCCTTGATGTCCGACAATACCATAGGCATGCCTGTTTTCTTTCAGTGTTTTCCTCCGATTCCGCTCGGAATTTCTCCTCTCGTTTGTAATTTATAGGAGCATGGTGGCACCGGCGCCTGCCAGCATCTTCAGCTCGTTTTTGGCATAGCCAATGAGCTGATCCTTGCCCCAATCAACTACCTTGCTGAAAAACCCGCTGGCTCCACTCATGCCATGCCGAATTGCGGCGGTCACAATCGCCCCGTGAGCAGTGGGGTTGGCATTGGCAACGTGAGTGGCGGGGTTTGTGGGCTGAGCAGTCTCATAGCCTTTGATACTGTCGTAGTACCATAGCTTAACCTCGTAGACCAGAGGCTGTGACACTGCTGCTGTTTTGACGTACAAGCCCGTGATGATACCCATGGGCGCGTAAGCCAATCGAGCATTGTTCGGCAGGTAGGATGCGTTTTCGTCCGCATTTGGCTGTGTGGCGGTAGGGCCTGCGGGTGCATCAATGTCGTTGTACGACCCGTGTGTGGCGCTGGTGTTGAGAAAACGAAACGTCTTCTTCCTTGATGTGAGAGTTGTGAGTTTGGAGAGCGGGGGCACTGTGACCTTGTCGAATGGCTCTACTTCCATAGCGACGCCAATCGTGTCGAAGGACGCGAGTGCCTGTTCACGCGACCCGTCTACCCAGTTGATGGACCCGCCCTCATTGAGGGCTGTCCCCGCGAAGGAGACAGAGATCTCACCACCCAGGAATCGTGAGTAGCCAGTGTTGAAAACGCTGTTGGCGTGCTGCCCCACCAGTGTGTGTGAAACAGCTCCCTCCGTGTAGAAATTGGAGGAGCCAGTGCTGGGCTGGAAAGTGGCGACTGTGGAACATGCCTGCGTAATGGGCATCTGCGATTCCCACGCACACAGAGGTGATATCTGTAACACAGAATACCCTGTGGTGCTCGAGTCGACCTGAAACCTGCCGTAGCAGCAGCGGGGGTACACCGGCCGCGCGTGCGGACCTGCGAACCATGAAGGCGGGGGCGTGTTGATGCCTCCCGCCAACCACCTAGCGGCGACGACACTTGCGTCATCACTGCGGCTCATAGGTGGGCGGGGAATCTTGGGTCGGGTGGAAACGGTTGTAGTACGTTTCCTTGACTGCTGGCCTTTCGGTTGGGGCCTGCGTCCCTTCGGTTGCTGGTTTGGAGGATTTGCCATTACGCCACTCTCATCCCAAGGAGTGGCGCTGGTGTTGTGCTCAGCGTAAATACGCGTCACCCACAATGTGCACGAGTTTTGTGGGTCCTCTGGGGCCCGAAGGCCCCGCTCTGCGGCTAGCTGTTTTCAGCGCGCTCTCATGCGCCACCACTGCCGGGGGCGTTGCCCCAAGGTGTCATAAATGACACCCCAGAAAAACCACACTTCTTATGGTGTGGCTGGGAACTTAAGTGGTG